CTTATGTTCCCCGAAGGATGCCCGAAGGCAGGGCTTAGTCTGAATTGGCGTAATAATATGCTATTGCTGCGCCAATCGCTGTCGTATATTTACCGCCGGAGTTCTTGGCTACTTCTTGCCATTGCTCTTTCTTTGCTGCATCTGCCATGTCGGCATGTGCTTTTTGGGAGGCGGTTTTAAATTTTTCTCTTACGGCAAGTTGTGCCGCTGTGGGTTCTGCCTTGCTTTCACCCTTTTTGGAGAAAATTGTTTTTCCGTTTACTTGTCGGAATACATAGCCGCTTTTTGCCAGTTTTCCCGAAAGTCCTTGTGTAATGATGTTGTCTTTTACTACTGCCATGTTCTTTTTTTAGTTATTATTGTTTCTGTTAATATAACCACGGAAAACACGTTAATTAAAATTCCTAGGCTTTTTAATATGTATTCCGTGGTTGATTCTTTTTGTTACTACAGGATTCTATCCATTTGGACGACTTTAGGATTAGTGAGAGTAAGGATCATCATAATCATCATCATCACCATCAATCTCGCCGTCATCACTTCAACCTTGTTCTACAGTACTGAAAGCATATTTCCACGCTTTAGCGATATGACAGCCAAATCGAACCGAAGCGGAAAGAATAGTACCATAATAAGTCGGATCATTTTCGTTGGAATACGCTTCCACAGGAGAGAGTGCAAATTTGTACGCACTATCGTGCCATGCCAACAAACCTACTGTAGGTTTTATTGTACTGCGTTTAAAGATATTAAGACCCAAAAATTGTCCCACAATACCTTTTGCAGCATCCGCCAATGAATTGAGTGCAATAGATTGCGCTTCGCTAAGTTCGTTGAGCAATTGTGAATAACGCTCAGCATCAAGCAGTACATTTCTGCCTTGTTCCGGATAGTCTTGCAAATCCATAGCTTTAGCTACCGCCAGAAGTTTTGCTCGCATAGTATCACCGGTAATTGACTCTGCTGCGGTATTCATTGCATCAATAGCATGTGTTGCAATCTTCTGATTGATACCGTTTGCAATTTTGCGTACATAGACTGTACGTTTGTCATAACTCAATTCTACATCACTGGGATTAAACAACCGTTGAGGGTCTGCTGTAAAATGGTGCATAAGAATTGACTGTTCGGTGTCATTTGATACATTAACAATTCCGGGCAATTCGGCACGGTCCATTTCCACATTTACCGAATTAGCTTCAATAGGAATATGTATTGTTTTTGCATCTGCGAATGCAGAGTAGTCTGTACCCTTAGTAAGAAAACTGTTGTCGGGTAAAAGTTGCTGTTGGATATCATTTACCCAAATTTCTTTGTTCAATGCCATAATATGTGTTTTTAGTGATTATATTAATTTTGTCAATTGTTTACTTAAAATTCTTTGTATTCTGTGCCGAACCTTTCAAAGAAGAGTCTGCGGAACTCTTCCGGGTTGATTTCTTTAAGGCGTTTGAGTTCGCCGGCTTTGTCGAGTTCGTCCCATGTGCGGTTTACCGTTTCGCCGTCTTTTTTTACCATTGCCGACAATGATACCGTGGGGGTATTTGCGTCCGTAGAGACGGTGTGTACACCGTCTCTTTCATGTACACCGTCTCTTTCATGTACACCGTCTCTTTCATGTACACCGTCTCTTTCATGTACACCGTCTCTTTCATGTACACCGTCTCTACCATGTGCGGGAGCGGTACCATGTGCGGATAATGCTGACAACAATGTTTTGGTGTCGTTAGGTTTGTCGAGGTAGAACGACAAAACAATGCTTTTTACCTCTTTAGAAATCTTACCCTCTTGAATAGCTGCATCCACTGCCAATTCTGCCTCGTGGTATTCACGTTCGGCAAGGTCTTTTTTGAGTTCGTCTACTTGTGCAGAAAGGTCAGCAATAATATCGTTTTTTGCCGCCAATTCTGTCTGCAAATTTTCAATTGTCAATTGTGAATTGTGAATTTTCAATTGTGAATTATCAATTGTCAATTGTGAATTGTCAATTGTCTTAGTGTCTTTAGTTTCCATATTGTAAAAGAGTTTGTTAAATTCATTTATACTAAGTTTCTTTTCTTGTTTTTCGTCAGCATAGACAACTAGAGCGTTTTCATCTGCCGGAATACTGACAATAGAAGCTTCTAACAAAAGGCTTTCGTTTGCCGTGTCAATGCCTTTTGTTTTGGTAATTTCTTTAATCATCAAGCCCATAGAACAACCCTTAATAAAGCCGTCCTCTACTTTGCGGGCTATTTCGGCGGCAAAAGGATCTTCCATGTCAAAGACCGGTTCGGCGGTCAATTGTTCTTTTTCTACTTTCACGTTATCCCATTTGCCGATAACTTGTAGCGGGTCGTGGTTGTAAAGCATTACGGGGTTCTTCCTGAACCGCTCCAAGTTGATGCCCGAAACGTCGGTGCGGAAGCCGTAACTGTTGATGCTATTGGAGTCACATAAAACTATTTTCATTTTAATTGTGAATTATGAATTATGAATTATCAATTATCAATTATCAATTATCAATTATCAATTATTTACTCACCTTTCCTTTTGTTACTTGTTCCGAAATAAACTTGTCCTGATATTCCGCCACGTTTCTTATAAACTCTGCGGACAAATTTTCATCGTATTTCATTCTGTTTTCCATCCAGTGGTTAAAAGACCTGAAAGTTTCTATGTTATCCACTACCGACGAATGTTTGTCCAACTTTTCAATACTGTTTGAAAGTTTTTCTATCTGCGTTATAATCTTAGCGGTATCATGGATGTCTAAGTCTTCTATGGAGTATACTTTTTCAAGTATTTTAGAAATCAACGCCAAAATCTTGTTAACGATTTCGGGGCGAGTGATATTCATTGCGGCGCGTTTGGTGTCCCAGTGTCCTTCTTTTACCCAGCGCACCATAGTATTTTGCGAGATTTCGAGTTTCTCCGCAATTACCTTTTGTTGTTCGCCCTGCATATAGTAGAGCCTTGCCAATTCCTGTGTCTGTTGTTTCTCTTTCATTGTTCTTTCTCGGTTCAGTCCTTTCCTGTCCGGTCCTTTCTGCCGCATTTTATGCGGCTTTT